TCACGGCGGGCTTTGCCCGCCGGAGGGTGGCGCGAAGCGCACGCAGTTGGTGCGGCCGCTGGCGATGCAGTCTTGTTGCGTCATGTAGGCGTAGACGCGCGGAAACAGCCAGACGCCGGCGGCCAACGCGGCCACCAGCGCCACAAACGCGAGGATCGCGAGGAGGTTGGAGGGCGGCGTCTGTTCGTCGGGCATGCGGCCTGTCGGCAAGGATGCGCGCGCGCCATGCCAGAGGCAGGGCGAGACGTCCAGCTTACATCGTGCGCCGGCATGTCGGGCGAGGCGCGGGCGGGGGCGGCCACGCCGCCACGACCCGCCGCGGTGTGCGTCAGCCCATCGCCTGTCGCTCATCCTTCTTGGGTTCCGGCGGCGCCGGCGGCGGCGCGTCCTCGGCCGGCGGATCGGCCGGCGCCATCACCGGGCAGACAACGACCCGCAGTGTCATGCCGTCGGGGCTGTGGAAGTCGCTCTTCGCACACACGCCGCTGCTCAGCAGCAGCGCCAGGATCGCCGCGAGATTCATGGTCGGTCTCCAGAGGGTTGGGGAAAGCAGCGGCGCGGATGCCGCGGTCGGCAGGATCGAGGCGGGCCGCTATGGGTCCGCCATCGTGTTGCTGTCTTCGTCGCGCTGGGCGAAGTACGCCGCCATGTCGCGACGCAGCGCCGGCTTGTTGCCGGCCAGTTCCAGCACGCCCCAGACGTTGCGCTTAAGGTCCTCGTCCGGGTCGAAGCGGTGGCGTGCCAGGATGTCCCAGCGCTCGACGTAGCGGCGGCGCAATTTCGCTCCGTGCCAAGCGTGTTCGATGGTGCCGGGCAGCGCCGCAATGGTTCCGGCAATGTGTTGCACCGCGCGGCGCTGCCAGCGCCACAGCGGCCGGCAGTATGCCTCGCTGACGCCGGTCGGCAAGCTGCGATCCAGTTTCCCCACGAGCGCGAGCGCCATGTGATGGTCGGCCGCCCCCAGCGCTGCCGTTTCGATCAGGCCACCGAGCAAGTTGAGCGCCTGCCGCGTCGCTGCCCAGGCGTAGCCGGGATGTGCGAAGGTGCCATAGTTCGTACCGACCGCACCGCCGTCCTGCCAAACCCGGCAGAAGCTCCGATGCACCGCCATGTGCTCGCCGTTCGGGCCGAGGTCGTAGCAGTCGCTCCAGGGTTGCACCACCGGGTGCAGCTGTAGAGCATGCACCGTCTCGGCAGCCCAGTCCGCTCTGCGGAAACAGACGTCCGCGTCGATCCAGGCGACATAGCGCCAGTCCTGCGGTAGACTGGCGATGCCGATATTGAGCAGGTTCTCTTTCGTCCACACCATCGTGTCGGCGCGCACCGGGATGTGCCGCACGCCTTCGGCGGGCACGATCTCATGCGGTCGTTCGCCGTAAGCGCATTCGACGACGGTGAGCCGAACGCCGCTGGCGCGCATATGCCGCTCGAAATCGCGAAACAGGCGGATCCGGCTTTGCCAGCGTAACGGGTTGGCGACCGCGGTAACGACGTGCAGAAGCTCCGGGCACAAATGAAACTCTCCGGTCGCGATTGATGCAGGGTGTGCCCCAAGGGGCGGCGGAGCGTAGCCGGCGCGCCGGGTTACGGCGCTGGCCGGATCTGCTCGAGACGGGCGCAGCCGGCCGCAATCGCTTGGTCGTTCGGCGCCAGTCTCGGATCGAACACTTCGGCGACGGCGCCGGCTGCCTCACCGACGGAACACGCCGCCTGTGCGTCCGCGGCACCCGCGGCCGCCGATGCCGCGACGCTGTTTGCCTGTTGCGGTGTGCACGCCGTGCCGGCAGCAGCCATGATCGAAAGCATCGCTGCCGCAAGTATCGTTTTCATCGTGGAACTCCCTATGTAGCGGGTTGCTCGACCGGCGCCGACGCCGGCGACTCTGCATGCGATGGCACCGCTGCCAAAGTCGTCGGCGCGCTGGGCGCCGAAGGCGTGGTCGCCGTCGGGCCGGCGATGCTGACATTGGGGTCGGCCGCGAGCAGCTTGCCGAGGCCGGCGTTGACCAGTCTTGCCACCTGCTCGGGCGTGTAGCCCGAGGCCTTCAATTCGTCGGCGCCGAACTGCGCGACAAACGTGACGCCCTGCTCGAGCACCGCGTTTGCAATCGCGGGGTGATCGATGCTGACCTTGTGCGCCTGCGCCCAGGCGTAGCCCGCGGCGGCACCTTTCTCGGCGAGCGCTTCGACCCGGTCGACCGCGTCGTCCGCGGCCGACCGCAGCGCGGCGTTCCGGACGAACGCCAAGTGCTGCTTGAGCCATGTAGCCAACATGGGCAACGCACCGATGACGACGGCATATGCCGTTGCTTCGATGAACTGGTTCACCGCCGACAGATCCGGCACATCAAACTCCGTGCATTCTGCTGTTCAGGTCTCGATGCCTTCGCGGCGCCGACGCAGCGCGGCGCCGGCGACGCGGTTCGCGGCGTCGGTCGCGAAGGGTCGCGGCCGTGCTCAGTGCCCGTGCGGCACCCAGCCTCCTACGAGTGAGGCGAGGCCGCGCAGAGCCCCCACCGCCCCCGCCAATCCCCCGACCAGCATCAGAACCCGCAGGCCCCCGGAGGCACGGGAAATCGCATCGGCCATGTCCTTCTGGTCGGCGCGGATCTCCGAAACGAGCGCATGCACCAAGCCCACGCGTTCCTCCAGCCGGGCGACGCGCTCACGGTCCTCGACGTCTACCATCCGCCGCTTCCATCAGCCGCCAGGCGTGCGCGGGGGCCACCGGGCTGTCGGCCGGTCACGCGAACATCCCCGCCGTGAGCGCGGCCATCATCAGCAGTTGGCTTGCCGGGTTGACGGGATGGATGCCGTCCTGCGTCAGCGCCGTTCCTGGCGGCGTGCCGCCGATCGGCGAGACGGCCCAGTATCCGCCATTGAGCGTCAGCACGTTGCTGCTGTTCACCTCGACCGTGGCGGCATAGTCGATCACCGCCGTCAGCGGGTGCCCGGCGTTGCCCGCGACGATCGCGCCGCCGGTGCCGACCGAAACCGGCGCGAGCGAGCTGGCGTTCAGCGGCGCGCCCGCGCGCATCCATGTGTTGTGCGCCTGCCGCACGCTTTCCCACGATTGCTGCGTCTGGCCGGAGACGGTGGTGCCGCTGCCGGATGTGAGCGTGACGCGCGGGGTGATCGTGGTGCCGATCACCTTCGCCCCGCCGGCGCCGGCGATCTGCCACAGCGTCACCAGGTTCGCCTCGAACGTCGCCTGGCTCTGCCCGGCATTCAGGTCGTTGCTGCCGGTCTCGACGATCACGTGCGTGCAGCCCGCCAGCAACTGCCCCCGCGAGCGGAACTGCGCCGGCACGATCTGCTGTGCTGCCAGGTCGCCGATCTTCGCCATCAGCCGGTAGGGGATGTTGAAGCCCTTCAGCGCCTTCGCGGCCGGCCCATAGTCGATGCTGCTGGCGCCGCCGCTGACGTAGCCTGCGTCGATGCTGTCGCTGATAATGCCGACGACGACCGGCTTGCCCGGCAGGATCGTCGGCACGCCGGCAACTTCCGTCGGACCAAAGACGTTGGCCGGCACGGACCCGCTCTGCCACGCCGTGCCAGGAGTGAGCAGCTGGTTGCTGCCGTTGCCGCCCTGGGCCTGCGCGTTGGCGCCCTCGCCGGGGCTGATCGTCCCGGGACCAGTCGGCAGGACCTGCGCCGGCGGCGGCCCGGGCAGCCCGTTGAGCGTCTGGTTGCTCGTCGACGTGCCGGTGTATGGCGTGACGATGTAAGTTCCGGCGCCGCCGCTGCCGGTGCCGAAGCCCACCACCGTGTATGTTCCGGCGCCGCCGCCGGTGAACTGCACCGCCGTGCCGAGCACGATGGTGCCGCCGCCGACCGAATACACGGTGTAAAGGCTGGTGTTGGTCGGCGAGCCGCTGATGTTGCCGCCCGGCGAGGGCACCGTGCCATTGACGTTGCCGAAGATGGTGGTCGGGCCGCTCGCCGCCGTGATGGCGCCGGTGTCCACCCAGGACCATTGCGCGCCGGGCGAGGCGCCGCTGCCGCTCACGGTGGTGATGTAGCCCTCGGCGCCGGTCGCGGTGCCGCGGTAGATCTTGAACGCGGTCGGCGGCACCGATCGGCTGTCGGTCTGCCACGTCAGCGTCATCGTGCCGGTGCCGGTGGTGGTGCCGGACACTTCCGAGCTCGCCCCGCTCTCGCCCTGCGCGCCGCAGACGGCGGTGATCTTGTAGTAGTAGTTGCCGGAGGCGAGCGAGCCGCCGCTGTTCGCGGCCGTCACCGCCGGGCTGGCCGGCGGCATCGCAAGCTGCACGTATGTCCGCACCCAGTAGGTCGTCCCGACGGTCAGCGCGACCGGGCTGCCCGACGATCCGAGCGTCTGCGAGATGCTGACCGTATAGGTGCCGGTGCCGCCGGTGCCGGTGCCCTGCGCGGTCACCTGCGTGCCGATGGTGACGCCGGCGCCTTGCAGCGAGATGTTGGTGCCAACGCTCACGGTGCCGCTCTGCACCGAGGTCACGGTCAGCGTCGTGCCGGAGACGTAGCCCGATACCTGCGCCGGCGCGGGCGTCGTGTACGGCAGCGGATCGGTCCACACCTGGCCGCGCACACCGAGGGTGAAGCTCGGCTGTCCGTTGAACATCAGCGGGAAGATCGTCGTGCCGTCGTCGAACGTCGCCGATAAGGTGACCGGGTTCGGCGCGTCCTGCTCGAAGTTGTTTTCGAGCACGTAGTTCTGATAGAGAACCCTGATGCCGGTGCTGCCGACCGTCGGAATAAAGGAGATGCGGCTCGTGTAGCCGGCTGGATCGGTGGTCAGGAATCCGGCGTTCAGGCACCGGCCGTTGGAAAACGGAATGGCGCCGCCATTGGTCAGTAGCCCGTAGGGCGCGAATTGCAGCGGGTTGCGTCCGCCGATCGCAACCACATTGCTGCCGTCGGCTGCGAGCTTGAGTGAGCCGTTCTGCGGCACGGCAACGCCAACGCCGCCCGCGGTGCTCACCACCAGCGGATAGTTGCCGGTGGTGCGGTTCGCCACGTCCCAGGCGCCATTGCTGGGCACCACAAGCGTCGCCGCGCTGGACAGCGTACCGGTTGCGATGATGAGCGGCACGCCGTATTGCGCCGCCGCGAGCGTGGTGCTTCCGCCGGTCGTCGAGATGGTCGCGGCGTTACTGATCGCCGCCGCGACGAACGCGGTGCTGGCGGCAAGGGTAGAGCTGTTGCCGACTGCCTGCGTCGGCAGCTCCAGGGCGCCGGTGACGTTGATCGTGCCGGGGGCGGCGACCGTGCCGGCCAACGTGCTGCCCGAAAGGGTCGTGGAAGCCAGCGTGCCGCCGCTCAGCGTTCCGGCCATCGCGATGCTGCCGGCAAGTGTCCCGCCCGAAAGCGTGCCGAGGTTGGTAATGGTGCCTGAAAGCGAGCCGCCTGAAATGGTCGCGGTCGCCAGCGTGCCGCCGGCGATCGTGCCCGCGTTGGTCACCGCCCCCTGCAGCGTCACGCCGGTGAAGTCGGTGGTCGACAGCACGACATTGGTGCCGTCCGCGATCACTTCGGCGCTGTATCCCTGGTCCACCACAACAGCGCCGCCGGCGGCGGTCTTCACCGAGAGCGTAAAGGCGCCGGTCGTGCGATTGGCGACTGTCCAGACGCCGTTGGTCGGTACAACGAACGTCGCCGGGCTGGTCAGCGCGCCGGTCGCAATGATCACCGGTACGCCGTACTGGGCTGCGGTCAGCGTCGAGCTCCCACCCGATGTCGCAACCGTCGCGGCGCTGGCGACGGCATTGTAGATATAGGCCGTAGTCGCGAGTTTGGCGGAATTGTCGGCCGCGGCCTGGGTCGTTGCTGTAACGACGCCGGCGATGCCGAGAGTACCCGCGACAGTCGTGTTGCCAAGATACATTACCGTGGTCCTATTCGGTGGCCGAGCTGGGCGCCGGAACAGCGCCAGGATTGCGGCGGCGCGGGTTATGCGATCTGCGATCCTTGCAGCAGGGCGCTGGCGTGGACGACCACACCGGTTGGCGGCGTGATCGTGATGTTCAAGCCGGAGTCCGTCGTGTCCGCGGACACGGTGAGCGTTGCGGCCGCGAGCGTGGCGTCCGCGACGGCCGGTCCGATCGCGCCGGTGCCGGGACTCAGCACCGAAAGCGTGCCCGCCGAATTCTTGTACAGCGTGGTTACCGTCCACAATGCGACGTCGCCGTTGGCAATATTGCGGGCGGTCACCGTCAGCAGGCCCCCCAACGCCTGGTTGGCGGTCAGGTTCATCACGTTTGTGGCGCTTGGGGCGTTGCCGTCGGCGGTCAGCCGAACGGCCGTGCCGGCGGCCGAAACGCCCGCGAGCTGGAACGCGGTCGACTGGCCCAGATAGCCGGCGGAAAACACCAGCGATCCCATCGTGCCGTTGTCGGCGGCGTTCTGACCGAGGACGACCGAGCCTTGGCCGGTCGCGGTGTTGCCCTGGCCAATGGTCGCCGACGCTTTGCCGGCGGCACGGTTCTGAGCACCCGCCGCGAACGCGTACTGTCCGGCCGTCACCTGCGTGTTGGCCGCGCGGATCAGTTGCAGGTCGACCGAATCGGCGCCCCCTTGGTTGGGCGCCGTCGAGGCAGCGTCGGCGAACTGGACGTAACCGTTATGGTTGACACCGATCTGCACCGAGGTTTCGCTGCTGCTCGAGCCGCCCGGCTTAAGCGTCAGCAGCGGATCGCCGCCGCTGTCGATCGTGTTGGTGACGGTGATATTCGTCGTGGCCGAGCCGATCACCGCGCTGGCCGGCGCGACGGTGCCGCCGCTGATCGTACCGCCGTTGACGAGCGCGCCCGACAGCGCACCGCCGGCGCTCAGCGTCACCGCACCCGAGAACGTGTCGCCTGCCTTGTTTGCCGGCGTATAGCCGAGCGCGCCCGTGACATCGCCGCTCGCCAGCGACACCGCCCCAGCGCGGGAGTTGAAGCTGAACACACCGGCGTTGGAGAGCGTCCCTGCCGGCGACAGCGTGAGACCGGAACCGACCGTGATCGCGCCGGGCACGGCGGTGAGCGTTCCAGCGTTGCCCATGAGGGTGCCGGCGGCGAGTGCGCCGAGGCTCACCGTGCCCGTGGTCGTGATCGTGCCGCCAGCGAGTCCGGCACCCGCCACGACGCTGCCGACACTGCCTCCGCCAGATCCCGGCGTGTAGCCAAGCGCGCCGGTCACATCGGCGCTGGTCAGCGAGACCACCCCGCTGCGACCATTGAAGCTGTTGACCCCGGCCGCGCCTGTCGCGGAGAGCGTGCCGCCGGCCAGCGTCAGGTTCGCGCCGAGCGCGACAGTCGTGGCGGTCCCCGGCGTGGCCGTGCCGCCGAGCAAGGTACCAGTACCGGCGGGAATCGCTGGCGCCGCAATGAAGCCGGCATCGTTGGTCAACTGCGAAACATGCGTCGGCACCGCAGCCGCCGCGGCAACGGCCGTTCCGTTCACCGCCAGCGAGCCGCCGACATTGGTCAGCGTGATCGAACCGCTACCCGTGCCGAACGCGATAGCCTGGCTCGCGCCCACGATCACCGCGTTGTTGTCGTCGAACGTCGCCTTGTCGGTCCGGATACCGTGCAGGAAGCTGCCGCGTGTCTCCACCGGTGCGTGCGGCCAAACGGTGCGGTCGGTGGCATTTGAGGCGCCACCCACGAACAAGCCGCGGCCCTGCGGCGCGATCGAGTCCTCGGCCGCCATGAACACGCTCTGCGCGCCGGCGGAATAGCCGCCCGGGCGGTAAGTCCCCGGCGCGATCCCCATTGTCTGGAGCGGCGTGCCGGTCACGTTCGCAAGCGTCAGCGTGCCGCCGGCCGTGTTGCGGATTACCACGCCCTGGGTGCTGCCGCCGCCGCGCGAATAGGCGATGACGACGGCCGGCACGGCGGACAGCAACTGCGCGGCACCGTTGTTGGCCCAGCCGACACTGGTCAGCGCCGCCTGGATCGAGGCTGCCACGTCGGCAGGCCAGCCGCTGCCGCCACCGCCGTTCAGGGTCACGGTAACGGGGCCGTAATTGTTTCCCGCAAGGTCGGTGGCGGCGACTGAAATCTGATTGCTGGTGATGCAGACCGGCGATGACAACTCGCCATACGCGGTCGCGAACGCTTTTGGCGGAGTCGGCGGCCAGAATGTTCCGGCGGTCAAGCCGAGCTGAGCGAGCGTCGTGGCGCCGGTCGGCTGCGCGAGCACCAGGCCGCCCGGACTCTGCGGCAACCAGGCGGTCACCACCAGATACCCGTTGGCGTTCACGTCGGCACGGATGCCGGGGAGATTGGCGTTGTTGATCGCGTTGACGACGTCGCTCTGCGCCCCGGCTCCACCGATCGTGATGACAGTGTTATTGATCGTCAGCTGGTGGCCAGCCGAAGCACCGCTGGTGCCGCCCAACACCACTACCGTGGTGTCTCGCGGCGTCGCATGTGCGCCCGCGGTGATCCCGAGCGGGCCGATCGCGGTGCCGCCCAACGTCAGCGTGCCGAGGTCCGCGGTCGCGATGCCGAACAGCACAAGCCGCGTGACCACGCCACCCCAGACGCTGGCGGCAGCGCGCACATTCGGGATCGCGGCGGCATTGATCGCGGCCGCAACCGACACGAGGTCGCCATGCGCGCCGTCCGTGTTCAGCGTCACTGTGGTTGCTGATGGACCCGCCACGCCACCGCCGGTGAAGCTGACGGTGGGCGGACTCGTGTAGCCCGCGCCCGGCGACGTAATGGTGACGCCGACCACTGAGCCGCTGAGCATCACCGGTGTCGCGACCGCGCCCGAGCCGCCGCCCCCGCTGAACACCACCGTCGGCGGCGATGTGTAGGCGCCGCCGCCGTTGTTGATCGCGACGGTGTTGACACCGCCGATATTGGAGAGGCTCGCGGTGCCATGCGCGGTGACGTCGAAGGTAATGACGATCGTGCTGTTCTGCGCGACAGCCGGCGGGTTGCCGTTCGAGAACACCGCCGGATAGCTCGGCCAGCGCTGGTTGAGCCCGCCGGCCTGACCGTCGTACGAACCCACCGAGCCGTAGGAATAGAGGATGTGGCCCCCGTACGGGCCGTTCTGGCCCCAGGTGTCGATCGACATGCCCTGGACGGAGTTGCCGACGCCGGAGCGGAAGGTCCAGCCTGCCTCGGGACCGTTGTTGGCAACATCGAACTCGGAGTGTTCGGCGGAAGCGCTGATATGCGCGCGCGCCTGGCTGTCCTCGTCCCAGGTCGGTCCCAGGATCACTTCCCAATGACCCCAACCGGACGAATTGTCGTAAATGTGTGGCCAGCTAAAAATACCCTGTTCCGCGATGTCGATGCCGCTGACGTACTTTCCATAGTAGTTGTAGTTGCTATATGTGTGGGCCCAGCCGACGCGCATTGCGCCACTGTTGGCGGCTGTGTTCTCGACGACGTCGGTGTGGAACCCGAGGCTGACGGGCGCGCCCACTGTCGGCGCGAAGCCGAACCAGCCGCCGCCGCCCTGCCACAGGCTGAACGGTCCCTGCTTGCTTTCCACCCGGTCCACGCCCAGCCCGCCGCCGCTTGTGACGGCGCCCTCGTCGAACACCACCGCGATCGATCGGCCGCTCGGCTGGTTGACGAAACTCCCCAGCTTATAGTTGCCCTTGGGCACCAGCACCATGCCCCAATCGCCACTCGGGACGGCGTTCATCGCGGCGAGAAAAGCGGCCGCGCTATCGGCCACGCCGGTGGGATCGGCGCCGTAGTCCAGCACGTTCAACCGATCGCTGGCGCGCGCGCCAAGCGTGCGGGCAGTGGTGCCACCGGCCGCCGTCACGTCGTTGCCCGATAGGTCGACGCCGGTCACCGCGCCGCCGGTGATTGCCACCGCGCCTGCGTTCTGCGACGCTAGGCTGCCCAGCGTCGGTGTCCCCGTCAGCGCCGCGTAGCTGCCGGAGGTCGCGACCGGCGCGAGCGCGCTCGCCGCCACATAGCCCGCGGGATTGGCGCTGTTGTACGGCGTGAAGCCCAACGCGTTCACCACATCGGATGACGCCACCGCGCCGCCGCCGGTCACCTGCCCCTTGGCGTTGACCGTGACTTTGGTGAACGTGCCCGACGTCGCAACCGGAGCGATCGTCGTCACGATCGTTCCGGTGCCCGACCCGGTCACGTCACCCGTCAGCGTCAGTTCGGCCGAACCGGCCGCAAGCAGCTGCTCGACCGTGGCGGAGACGGTGTTGCCGGACTGGTCGAGCAGCAATTCGTCGGTCGGGTTGACGATCGTGGCCGGCGGCAGCTGTTGCACGGTGGGCATCGGGAAACTCCCAAGCGTCGAGTGTGTGGGTGGCGCGCTGGCGGAAGTGCCGGACGCCGCTTCGTGGCCGTCGGATGGCAGGCGGCGGGGTCCGCGGTCGCAGCCGCGGTCTCAGGGGCCGATCAGGATCGGGTTGCCGTTCTGATCAGTAACGATGGCGCCCGCGTCGGTGATCAGCGGGTTGGTCAGGGGAATGACAGCGGCAAGCTGCTGCACCGGCAGCAGCACGGTGCGGCCGATCACCCGGCCCTTCAGGGTGCCGACCGTGATCTGCACCGCGTAGGTCGTTCCGGCCACGCCAGCCGAACACCATATGACCGCGCTCGTCCCGCTGCCGACTATTCGGCCGACCAGGAGGTCGCCGGGGTTGCCGCCCGGCACGGTCGTCACCCCGACCGTGGCCACCAGGTCGGTCGGGTCGCCCGCGAGCGCGGCGGACAGGTCGAGCGAGTAGTCCAGCACGTCGCCGGGGTCCTTGATCGGCCAGACCAGCGGCGGCAGGTCGGCCGGCATGACCCCACGCGGCAGGGGCAGCAAGCCGTCGAGCGCGACCGTACGCGCGCTGGACGGCTGCCAGAGCGGCGGCACTCCTTGGGGCATCGTGGGCTCCCGGGTATGGGGTCTCGCGGCGATCCGCGACGGCGCTCCTCTGGCCTTCGCCTTGCGCGAGCGGCCAGGGCCGGCACGCGCGGGCGACGGTCAGCGCGGCGTGAGGGCCGACACCTTGGCTTCAAGATCGACGACGCGGGCATACAGGTCCGCCAGGGTCGGCGGCGGCTCGCCCTGCGGCGCCTGGGCCGGTGCCGGCGGCCGTGGCGCCAGCCCGGTTGGTCCCTCCACCCAGCCCACCGCGACCGCGGGCTCGTGCGCCGGCACCCAACGCAGCGACGGATGAAAGAGCTCGGCCGGGTTTGCCTCGGTGCGCAGCAGCTCCGCCACGGCGCCCGCCTCGACGCGTGCGTATGTCTTGGTCATGCTCACCACTCCACGATCACAAGGCCGCCGCCGCCGCTGCCGCCGTTGAAGCCGGCGCCGCTGCTGCCGCCGCCGCCGCCGCCCCAGCTGACCGCATTGGCGCCGTTCGCTCCGCTGCTGCTGCCCTTGCCGCCGCCTGGCCCGCCGCCGTCGCCGCCGCGCGCCACCCCGGGCACCGCGTCGGACCCGTACGACCCGGGATAGTAGACGCTGGCGCCGGGCGCGTTGCCGCCGGCCCCGCCGACGCCGGAGGCCGATGAGGTGCCCGCGGAACCGCCGGCGCCTCCGGTCGCGGAGCAATAGGTGCCGAAGCTGCTCGTGCCACCCGCCCCTCCGGCGCTACTCGTAGCGGCCACGCCTGACGCTCCGATTGTGACCGGAATCAGGCTGCCCGGGGAAACATTGGCAAGCCAGATCTTGCCCGTGCCGCCAGCGCCGCCACCGCCACCGCCGACATTGGTGCTCCCGGTGCAACTTCCCCCGGCGCCGCCCGCGCCGATCACGGTCGCCCGTAGTCGCGTCACTGTGTTGGGCACGATGAACGTGCCGCTCGACGTAAACGCTTGCGAGAACGCGAACCCCGGCGTCAGGTCCGGCAGTTTCCAGGTTGTGAAGCGGGTGGCCTGCGCGACGAAGATGCTCGATTGGGGTATCTGGGTGGCACCCGCATCGACCAGGATCGCCGCAAGCGCGACCCAGCCCGGATCGAGCGGCGGCACGGCCGCCGAACCACTGGTGACCGGGGCGCCCGCCTTCACCTGCACCTGCACATGCTGTTGGCGCACAGTCATCTGCGCCGCCCCGCTGTTGCCGGGACCTAGGTAGGGCATCGCCGGGTTCGCCGCGTTGTAGTAGGGCAGCACCACGGGGACTTGGTCGACCTCGCTGAAACTCGCCTCGACGAGGTAAGCCATCGAGCTGCCGGCGACTCCTGGCGCGGCCAGCATGAAGGTCTGCGGGGCGAGCAGGTTGGCCATCTTCACCAGCGGGTCGGACAGATCCGCCGGCAATGAGCCATAGGGGTTCGGGTCCAGGAACGCGTAATTGGTGATACTGCCGGGCCCCACCGTGATCTGCATCGTGGCCGGCTCGGTCGCCATCACCGCCAGCCCATCCACCGCGGTGTTGGTGCCGAGGGTGGCCGAGATCAGCGCATGCAACGCCACCATCACGTTGTCGTTGGTGTGCAGCATATCGGTGTCGAGCGGGATCGCGCCCGGATAGACGATGATGCGGTCCATCGGAACCTCGTTCGGTTGGGGCGTGCCGGCGCGTCTTGCGCGCGCGCCGCGCGCCGGGTCGGGGCTTTGCGCCCCTAGTTCGAAATCCGCGTCCAGGCCGTCACCGCGACCGGCACGGTGGTGGCGATGGCGCTGTTGATGTCGGCATCAGTCACTTGGCTCTGCGCCATCGCCAGGCTCGCATATTCGATCCCGCCGGTGTTCCAGCCGCCGCCCGCGGGCCCGGCCGGAATGTGCCCCCAGCCGCCAACATTCGGCACGCCGGAGCCAAGGGGGCGGAACGCGGTGACGAACAGTTGGAACGGCAGCATGAGGCTCCCCCAGCCGCCCGCGGTGGAGTAACCGAGCGCCTGACCCCATGCGCCGGTGTCCGCCGGTCGCGCCGGCTCGAACACGGTTGGCGCGCGGCCGGTTAGGCTGGTCAGCTCGGCAATCAGGGCGCCGCGGGTGGCCAGCGGCCGCAGCAGATTGCGCCGGATGCGGGCGCGGAACGCGCTGTCGCTCTCGCCGAACAGGCGCGGCAGCGCGGCGGCGAAGAAATCCTGCGAGATCAGGTCGAGGAACGTGTCTGTTGCCGTCGCGATCCGCGTCTGCAGCCGGGCATAGCCCAGCATCGTGTAGAGCCATGCCCACCCGTCGGCGAGTCCCGACAGGACCGCGGCCAGGATCGGCGCGGTATCGGGAAACCAGCGCAGCGGCAGCAGCGCGAGCAGCCGCCGGATCATGTCGTTGGCATCACCGATCATCTCAGATCACCGTCACGCTACCGGCCTTCACCACACCGCCCGGCAACGGCACGATGTCCGCGGTCGTCCCGTTCAGCAGCACGGCAAAGACGTTGGTGACAGCTGGATCGGTGTCGTAGGCCACCTGCGCCAGCCGCGACCAGGGCAGCGGCGCGCCGACCGGCAGCGCATCGATGAAGGCCGTCAAGGCGGCGCTCACCTCCGCTGTGATCGTCGCATGTGTCGCCGAGGGCGCGGTCGCAATCGCCAGGCTGACATTCGCGGTGGTCACCGTGGGCCCGACCACGGTCCAGATCGAGCCCACTGGCCGTACCGTCTCGATCGCCTTGGCCACTGCCGTCAGCAGCGAACTCGGCGGCGCCCCGGTGCCGTTGTCCACCGTCACCACGAAGCAGCCCGGCTGGTAAGCGCCAGTCTGCGTCATATTCTCCTGGATCGTGTATTGCAGCCCCTGCTGCACGGTCGAAACCGCATAGCCCACCGAAGCGGTCGTCGCCTTGAACAGGCTGACCAGATACGCGGCGAAGCGTGCCCGCAGCCCCGCGTCGGTCTCCGCGTCGAGGCCGCCGGTTGTCGGTGCCGCGTTCGTCACCGTATCCACGCCGGGCAGCGCCGCCGCGATCAGGCTGATCGTGCCGGCCTGCACGTTGCCGGCGCTGCCGGCGACCGAAGCTGTCACTGCCAAGTTGACCGAGGCCGTGCCGGCCGGCAGCGTGAAGCCATTGAGCGTCGCATTCCAGGCCGGATTGGTCGTGTCCAAGACAACGCTGAAGCCCTGCGATCCGTCGGCCGTAACGACCCTTGTGCCCACCGGTACGAGCGCTGTCGTCACTGGCGAGAAACGCGAAAACGTCACGATCCCGCTCGCCGCCGCGGCGGCGAGCCGGATTAGTTGGAAATCCGCCATCCAGGTGTCGAGGTCGGGGCCGACGCTGGTGGCCGCGCGTGTCGTCTGCAGCACCTCCAGCAGCAGCCATTGCAGCCACAGCCCGAGGCCGGCATTCGCCTCCAGGATCGCGCGCAGCACGCTGCCGACGGTGAGGTCGAGCACCGTGGTCGCTGCCGCCTGCACGGCGGCGGCTGCGGAGGCCACAATCGTGTCGAACGTGCGAAGTTGCAGTTGCATGGCTCAGACTGCTCCGACCGTGAAGCTCAGCAGCTGCGTGGCGCCGGTGCCGCTGTCGGCATACTGGATCTGCACCGTCACGCTGCCCGTGGTATCCGCTGCCACTTCGATCTTCGGCTCCGGCGAGCGCGCCACCGCGCTCTCCTTGAAGATCTGGCTGCGAATCACCGAGCGGATACGCGCCGCGTTCGCCGGCTCCCCGACAAACTGGGCGAGCCCGGCGCCGTAGCCAGCGTTCCACAGGTAGTCGCCGAGGTTGGTCAGCAGCCGCCGCAATACGCGCTGCTGACCAAGCGACGTGGCGTTGACGGTCGCCAGATCCCCGCCAGGCCCGACGGAAAGGTCGCTGCCATACAGGTGTGAAAGATCGGGCATTGACTACACCGGGTCGGGGTTGCTGGTCGTGCCTGTGTCGCCGCCACCGGGCTGCACGCCGCTGTGCGTGTGCGCATCGTAATTGTCGCGCAGCCCGCCGAGGCTGCCGATCCGGTCGTAGATATTCCCGCTGACGCGCAGGTCGCCGTTTACGTCCACGGTGCCGTTCACTTGCACCGTGCCGTTGGCAACAAGCTTGATATAGCTACCCGACTGGTGCACGAGCCACAACTCGCCGACCGGCGCGCCGGGGGTGGCGGAGGCATCGCTCCACGCGGTGCCGACGATCACGCCATGCTCGCCCTCGCCGTCCTGTGGCAGCACCAGCACCTGCTGTCCGTTCATCGGCGGTACGCAAATACCCCATCCGGCGCCCACCCAAGGGCTCAGCACCGGCAACCAGCCAGTGACGACACCCTCCGGCTGCAAAGACACGCGCGCCGCGTGCCGCGCCGGATCGACGCTGACGATCGTGCCGAACCTTGGCCGTCCGGATGCGAGATCCAAAGACCCCGCCTGCGCCTTCAGCGAGTTGAGGAAGCGATGCACTGTCCTACCCCGCAGCCGAAGCCGCGCGCGCGCGCAACCGCTGCGAAAACCCTCGCGTTGCGTGCAGCCGGCGTTCGATCTCGTCAATCCGCAGTGTCGTGTCGAAGATCGTGCCGGTGCCCTGCAACCGCATCCGCATGCGCGGCGCCAGCGTCAACTCGCCCGGCATCTCCACGCTCGCCACCAGCTCATGCTCGGTCAACTGGTCCAGCACATTACGCGCGTAGGCTTGCGCCACGTCGGCCGTTAGGTTCGGCACAACGTAGACGTAGCTGCGCGATGTCGCCGCGCCGCGCTGTGTCTGTGCGGTCTGCACGGTCGCGCTGGCGGCACGGCTGTGCCAGCTCTTCACCGTCACGACGATGTCGCCCGCGAAGGTCAGCTCCCGCGACAGCCGCAACGACACGACCGATGACATCGGCACCACCGCCGGCGTCGCCGACGTGTCCGGCGCCACGAAGTTCAACATCGTGCCGGAGACCCAGAGATCGAACCCCTCGCGCTTCGCAAGCGTGACGAGCAAGTCCCACTCGGTCGTCGCGCGCGTCGCGGCGTTCAACGTCAGGCTGTCGTGCTCCAGCTCCCAGTAGCGACCCACCGTCGCCGTCGTGGCCGTCACGTTCGCCGCCAGCCCATGCCGCCGGGCCAGGATCGTCGCGATCTCGGAGGATGTGCGGTTGGCGAACGTCTCCTGCGTGCGCGCCTCGATCAAACTGGCGCTGAGGTCCCGCCCCTCCAGCAGCAGCGTGCCGGCGATCGGGTCGATCGAGACCAGATCGGCATATCCTTGAACCAGGCTCACGAACCCGCCGAGCGGCGAGAGCGCCATCTGCACGTCGACCAGCAGTTGCGTCGCCGCCGCCCAGACATACGCATCGTTGTTCAGCGCTGCCTGCACCTGGAACCGGTCGGCGGCAAAGAACGCCGTGCTGGACACGCTCGCCTCGATCGCATTCGGCAACGGCGCGCCGTTCACCAGCACGTTCAGCCGCGGCGCGCGCACCTGCCCGACGTTGAACGGATCGGCGGCCAGCGTCACCAGTTCGCCGATCGCATCACTGGGCGGCAATGCCGCCTCCCGCGCTCGTGTCCTGGTCCGGGATCAGCAACGTCACCGTCCCACTGAGCATCGGATCGGAGATATTGTTGAGCTTTGCGATGCGCACCCACTGCGTCGCATCGTTCAGATACACCATGGCGATGCGGAACAGGTTGCCGCCCGCGACCTGGATCGTCTGCATCATCACCCCTCGTTATCGAGATTGGCGAGCGCTCGCCCGGCGTAGCCGTTGGCATCGGCACAGGTCGCCAGTTGCCCGGCTGCCGTCGCGGCAGTCGAAAGATCCTCGGCCGCCAGCAACGCAGTTCCGGCGCTGGTCATGCCCGCCTGCGCCTGCGCGACCACCGCGCCGACCGCGCCGACCGCGCCGGCATAAGCGGTCGTCCCGGCGGCCAGCGCGCCGGCGGCGCCCACCGCGGCGACAGCGGCGGAGGTGTCGATCCCGATCACGGATGCGAGATCGCTCAGCACACTCGTCGCCAGTGACGCCACCACGCCCACGGCCGATTGCGCCAGATCCTGCACCACCGTGCAGGAGATCCGGTATGGCACCCAGTTGACGTGCTCGTACGACGCCTCGAAACTGCCGATCACCACGAGGTAGCAAAACGCGTCCCACGCCAGCGTCCACATCTCGCCCTCGGCCCGCATCAGGTCGATGCCGCGCGCCTGATCCGCTGCATCGGCACCGGAAAACGCGCCGCTCCAGGAGATGTCGGCGTCGTTGCGCCCCATCGAGTCGATCACCCGCACGCCGCCCGGCAGCGTATGGACCGCCAGCCGCTGCGCACCGCCGAAATGGATCCGTCCGGGCAGCGCGAAATCCTGAAAAGTAACCGGGCCGAGCTGCAAATAACCCGACATCGCTCAGTTCCCTTGCAACGTGCCCGGCCAGGCCGGCGTCAGCCGTGGGTCGAACGCCGTGGCGCCGGTCTGCGGCCGCGCCGCCTCTCGGGCAAGGTGGTCGGCGAGCCAGGTGCCGACCCGCGTGCCGTCGAGGAACACGTCGCCCCCCGTCGGCCCGCTGTGCCCCGATAAAGCGTTCGATGGCGCGTACTGTCGCGGCGTCGCGCTCGCGTCGCCTTGCGTCGCCACTGGCGCCGCCGGCGACAGCCAGCCGTCTTGCGGACCCTTTGGCGCTGCCAGTGCACGCAAGGCCCCCGCCGGCTCCGCCGCGTCGCCCTCGATCGCTACGCCCGCCGGCATTGGCAAGGCTGCCGCCGGCGCCGCTGGCGCGAACGAGGCAAACAGGATCGGGGCCGCACTCGGCATCGGTGCCGACGCCGCAAGCGGCAACTGCTGCGGCGCGGCGACCGGCGTCGGCGCGGCCGGAGCTGGGGCCGCTGCCGGCTGTGCCGCGAGCATCAGCGGCGTCGGCGTTGTCGCACCGCCGCCGGGCGCGGAGACAGGGGCGAACGCCGCCGCCTGCTCCGGCCCGACCGGCGGCATCGCGGGCGGGGGGGCGAACCGCTCCGCCGGCGGAGCCGAGAACGAAGCCGCTGCCGGCACGTCGGATGGCAGCGCCGGCGGTCGCACCGGTTGCGGCGCCGGCGGCACCGCCGCCGCCGCCGCGCCAACCGCCTGCACCCGCGA